TTACTCCTCCTCCTCGGAAGGCTTCCTGCGGAACATCCCCCGCAGGCTGTCCTTCAACCCCTTGGCCGTCTGGCGGATATCCTCCACCGTCTCCGCCACGTCGGAAACCTCCACGTTCCTTTCACCGGTAGTGAATACGAAGCCGTCGCCGCCCTTGCGGCACACCACGTCTCCCCCGGCCCGGACGCTGCCGCCTACACTCCCGCAGGCCACATCGCCGCCTGCGGTGACATTGCCCTCCACACCGGCGCAATGCACATCACCGCCGGCCTGCACGCCGCTGCCTACGGCGTCACACGCCACATCTCCGTCAGCCGTGACACTGCCGCCTACCTCGCCGCACTTCACGTCTCCTCCGGCGGTGACGCTGCCCTCCACCGGGCCGTTCTCACACACCACGTCGAACCAGCTGCTGACGTTCACCGCCGGACCGTCGTACACGAACCGCAGCTCCTCCCGATGGCCCTTCAGCACCGCCGGGTCCTCCGTCAGCAGCTGATGCCCATGATACATCACCGCATACAGGGTATCGTCGTCCGGCCACGGCAGGGTGCGCTCCGCCTCCTCCTGCTCCGCCGTCCGCTGGGGCTGTGGGGCCTCCCGGCCAAACAGATCGTCCAGTGTCACATGGAACAGATCCGCCAACTGCGGCAGCAGCTGCACATCCGGGCAGGACAGCCCATTCTCCCACTTGCTCACCGACTGATACGTCAGTCCCAGGGCATTGCCCAGCTGTTCCTGGGTCATGCCCGCCTCTTTCCGCAGCTGTGCGATGCGGCCTGCCAACAAATTCTCACTCATCGTGTGTTCGCTCCTTTCATTTTGTGCTCTCAGCATATAAAAAACCGTCTAAAATGGCAATAACGGCGTAGTTGAATTACGGATATTATAATTCAACCAACGGTTGAGTGCAACAAAAAGAGGCGCAAAACCCCCGGTTTTGCGCCTCTCGCTCCTTCAAGAGCCTGAAATCCTTACCCATTCACAGCTTCTGTCCCTCGTCCGGCTCCTCCACCAGCACCTCCCCCGCCGGGGCGTCGGAGAAATCCAGCTGGATCACCGCCTGCGCCCGGTTCAGGGAGCAGCCCACGGTCTTGCCCCGCTCCGCCGCCGCACCGGCGCACTTCTCCAGCAGCTGCCTCAGGATCTCCTGATTCAGTCCGCCGCCACGCCAGTGGAACACGAAGTGCTCCTGCTTCTTCCGCAGGGCCTGCCGCACCCGCTTCTCCACATCCTCCGTCTTGGTGAAGGACAGCGACCGGTAGAAGTACCCCTTGTCCCCACCGCACTCCGGCAGCGGCAGCACCAGCCTCTGGTGGTCCCGGAAGATATGCCGGTCATCCAGATTGAAGTAGTCGTATCGCTTCATCCCCCGCTGAAGGGAGTTATCAAAGGTGGCGTCCACATGATACCGCTGCCCCTCCACCGTCACCACGTTCCATGTGTGCCGGTATCGCACGCCGATCTCCGGTGCCGCCTCGCTGAGCGCCACGATACAGGGAAGCCCCACAGCGTCGCACAGGGCCTTCACCGTCTTGGCGATGCCCTCGCACACCCCCACCCCTTGGGTCAGCGGCCCGATGATTTCGTGGGAATAGGACTTTTTCAGCTTGTCATAGGTGACGTTCTCCAGAATGAAATCGTGGATGGCCAGCTCCTTCTCCCGGTCACTCTTTCCCTTCAGGGGCCGGGCCAGCCGCTCCAGCCGGGCCGTCACCGCCTGCCGGTGCATCTTCACCTTTCCCCGGTCGAACAGATAGTCCGGCAGCACCTCCACATGATCCGCCCCCGGCATCTTTCGATAGTGAAATCCCGTCACGAAAAACAGCAGCGGCAGATCCAGCTTCATCCGCAGATAGATGTCCGACAGCACCTCCGTCCCCAGATCCGGCACCCGGATCACCGTCGCCAGCGCATCGCATCCCGCCGCCAGCATATCATAGACCGCCTTTTTCTCCTTGCTCAGCTGTCCGTAGTAGTATCCCGCCATTCCTCAGCGCCCTCCCCTTACAAGTCAGGCTCTATTGTACCCGCCCCGCCGCCCTTTGGCAAGTCCTTACCAGCCGATGGCTGCGCCGTACTTGTCAAACAGCGTCGAAAAGCGCTTCTTCTGGGTGGGCGTCATCCGCTCCTTGTACAGGGTAATAAGGTTCTGTGCGCTGCGGGTATCCCCGGCCTTGAGATAGTTACCCATGGCCCGCTCCAGACTGTCGCTGGCAGTGGAGCTGAGGGACTGGGGCTTCTCCCCCTCCACCGTCCGGCCGCTGCCGTACCGCACCCCATCAGCGGCCTTCTGTTCGTCCGCCGCCTTGCCGGCATAGTACTTCAGCATGGTGCTGTACAGATCCCGGTCCTCCTTCCCCACGCTGTTATAGTACTCATACGCCCGGTCGCTGTCGGACTGCCACGCCTTCAGCTGATCCTGCCAGCGGCTGTAATCCACCTGCTCCGCCTGCTGCAGCAGGCCGTACCGGTCCATCAGGGCCTGTCCCTGCTGCTCATAGCGGCTGCGAGCCTGCTTCTCCAGCTCCGGGATCAGGGCCGACAGCTCCGACAGATACTGGCTGTATGCCTGCTGCCCCGTCTGCTGGGCATAGCTGGAACCATACCCGCCGGACAGCGCCGCCGCCTGCCCCATGGTATCCTCCATGGCCGCCTGCCCCTGCCTCTGATAGAGCCGTGCATAGCGCTGATAGTCGGCGTCCTGCTCCGGGTCGTAGGCATAGGGCTTGCGGGAGCTGATCTGGTCGTACAGCGCCGCCAGCTGCTGCTGGAACCGGGACTCATATTCCCCCGGCTTCTGCCCCTGCAGGCTCTCCCACAGAGCACGGGCCGCCGTCACCTCATCGGATGGGGTATATCCCTTCTCCAGCTGCCGCATCCGGCTCATAGTCTCATCCGACACGCCGGAGAGCACCTGACCGCTGGTGCTGGGGCCTGAGGTAGCCGGGGTCAGCCGTGCCAACAGGCTCCCCATGGTCTCGCTGCCCGCCACGCCGTCCACCCGCAGACCATTCTTGCGCTGATAGTCCAGCACCGCCGCACGGGTCTTTTCCCCAAAGCCGCCGTCCACGTCCAGCGAATAGCCCACCTGGTTCAATGCCTGCTGCAGCTGCTTCACCGTCTCTCCGTAGGAGCCGTAGTAGACGGTAGGATAATTGGATGCCATCTTTCTTCCTCCTTTTCATGCCGTCCGTTGCCAGACGTACACCGCCAGATACGGCGGCATATTGTTGTGGGCCTTCCCGCCGCCCACGCTGCCCGTTTTGGTATTGCGGCTGATATCAAAGGCCGCCGGGGCATAGGGATAGTACCGGCCGCTGCCACTCTGCACGCCCATATCCCCCACGGCAAAGGCCTTCTGGCTGTTGGTGATAAAGCCGTAGTACCCCGCCTCGTTGGCCGGGTTGTGGGCATGGGCGGGCAGTTCATTCTCCGTCAGCGTGTGGACCGCCTCACCGCCGGTGGTCCCTGCACCATACGCAGTGCCTGCCGCCAGCAGGAACCTGTCCCGGATGCGCTCCCACGTTCCGCCAAACAGCACCCCCGGATCGGTATCCGCCGCCGACAGATACAGGCTCCCCACAGGATAGATCAGTTCCCACAGGGCCTTACCCTTCACATAGACCTCCCACTCCGGGTTCACCTCCACCGCCCGGTCGTGCTCGGCATACTTCCCCACGCCTACCGCCGTGCCGCCGGAGGCCAGATGCACCGCAGCCGCCGCCGTGGGAATGGCGCACACCACCGTTCTCCGGCTCCCCGGCAAGTCCTCCGCCGAGAGCTCCAGTTCATACGACAGCAGCGGAGAAAATCCCGGCAGCACCTTCTCCACGCCGCTCTCCAGCGCCGTATAGCCGCCGAACTCCCCGCCGGGACGCCGGGAGCGCACCCGCAGGCTCACCTGATTCCGTCCGCCCACGTCGGAGCACTGCGTCCCACACTTCACCTTCACATAGCCGCCGTCGCTGCACGCCGTGCCGTCGGCATCGCACCGGCATACCGCCGGCCGGGTCATGGTGGGGCCGCTGTAATCGTATATTGTCACCGCCTCTGCTTCTACAGAGACGCTGCGCCCCCGACTGTCCTTCACTGCGGCCGCAGCCGTCACCTCGCCGCTCACCGACACCGCCCCAGCAGACACACCGTTCAGACCGCTGCCGCCTACACCGCCGCAGCTGACGCTGCACCCGTCGATGGAGGCCCCATAGGCTCCCTGCGCCGTCACCTGCCACCTCAGCCGGGTCATTCCCTTGACAAACACGCCCCACTGCTCCAGCACGGCATTGTCGTTCACCGGCGTTACCGTCAGCGCCGCCGTGGGCCGCACCGTATCCGGCACATAGACCCTGCACTCCGTGACGCTGCTTCCCATGGTGGTGTCGCCGTCATAGGTGGTCACCGTCAAACGCATGGTCCCCGCCACAGACTGAGGCAGCTGCCGGGCCAGCTCCAGCGGCGGAGTCCACGTCAGCTCCCGCTGCGCCGTCTCCTGCACCACCGTGCCGCTGGCGCTCCCCAGCGCATACGTCACCCGATGGGTGTACCGCTCCTCCTCTGCACGAATGGACAGCACACACGCCTGCCCCAGCGTCAGTTCCGCCGCCCGCAGCACCGAGGGCCGCAGGATACGGGGCAGCGCTACCGCCGCCGACACCGACAGGCTGGCCGGGGTCCAGCTGGATTCCACATCCGACACCCACTGACCGCCCAGCTGCACCGAGCCGTTTCCGTCCGCCCCATGGCGCACCGTCACCGTCCGTTCTCCCAACAGATACCATCCCGGCGCCGTGTACTGATACGTCTGATAGACCTTCTGTCCCTGCAAAACGTAGTACGCCGAGTCCTTCTCCAGATTGTATGACCCCGTGGTGTTGGCGTACAGATACAGCCGCAGCCTCAGACTGGATGTGTTGGCCGCCCGATCCTGCGTCACCGTATAGTCCAGCCTCAGCTTCCAGCCGTTGCCGGAGGCCCCTCCGTAAATACTGGCCATTTCCTCAACCTCCCATCCACCGGATCACCAGTCCGTTCTCTGACGAGATCTCCCACTCCCCGATGCTCATACCCTCCAGCACCGTGATGTTGGTGATATACAGCCGGTTGTTGGACACATATGCCACCTCGCTGGCATCCTGCCAGAAGGACAGCTTGCTGGCAGTGAAGGTGGCCCGGAAGTCGTTCTGCTCCACCACCGTCTCTCCGTCCACCTCCCGGCAGGTGAGGTTCTGCCCCACCGCCACGCCATACTGCGGCACCGCCCCGTCGTAGCACACGATGCCCGTCCGGATGTATCCTTCTGTCTCCACCCGGTACTGCTCAAAGGCGGCGGACACCGTCTCCGTGCTGGCCTGCAGGTCGGCAAAAAAGCTGTAATACTGGGTCAGCGCCTCCGGATTCGCCTCCAGATACGCATTGAGCCGCTCCACATAGGTACCGAACTCCGACGCCGCCACATACTCTCCCGTCAGCTTGGCCGAAAGCTGATCCATACGCCTCTGCACCGTGTCCGCCGTCTTGACGATCATACTCTTCAGAGTCTGATACTGCTGCTCCCGCGCCGCCGGGGCCGCAGTGCCGCCGGAGGGTGCGGCAGTCCCGCCGCTCTCCAGCTGTCCCAGCGCCACATTCAGCTGCTGGGCCATCTGAAACAGGTACGAATACTGCCGCACCAGCTGCTCCTGCACCGTCCCCTGAGGGCTGGGCGGCATCATCAGTGTGCTCACGGGCCGTCACTTCCCTTCTCATACACCGCCGTCAGGCTGTATACCCGGCAGCCGCCCACGCCATAGAGCCGCAGCCGCAGTCTCCGGCACCTCCGGGGCCGCACATGGAGCACGCAGTCCCGCAGCCGCCCGCTGCCGGTGACGCCGCCCTGCTCCTGCCACGTCTCCCCCTCGTCATAGCTCACCGCTACCCGGACAGCGCCGCCCTCCTCCGGCCGCAGCCGCAGAGACAGACGCACCAGGTACTTTCCCTCGCCGGAATCCAGTCCCAGATCGCCGGTCTCCGCCCACCATACAACAGGCTCTTCCTGCACTGTGCCGCCGCCCTTTAAGGCGAGAATGTCCCCCGCCCCGGTCATGGCGTACAGCACGCCGCCGCTGACGGCGAAGCCCACCGCCCGCAGGTCGTCCTCCCGGTGCCACAACCCCTGCCGCACATCGTATACCAACAGCTGCGGCTGATTTTCGGCGTCCAGCACCGAGAGATAGTACTTCCCGTCTGCGCCTCCGGCCACAGCGCCGTGATACTCATCCTCCCCCAGCGCTTGGGATACCCGCTGGGGCATACTGCCGTCAAAGGCATATACGCCGCCGCAGCCGTGGTAGTACAGCACGCCCTCCACCGTCTGAAGGCTCCGTCCGCTGCCCTTCCTGACGCCGGGACACCGCACCGTCACGATCTGGTGCGCTCCCGCCGCACTGGGATATACCCGCTCGACGCAGTCCTCCTTGAAAAACAGAGGACTGCCCAGATAGTCCGCCGCCCCGGTGAAGGGGCCGTCGGAGCCACGGGTGGCTGCATAGCTGTCGGTGCTGCGCCCGGCGTAGCAGTTCCAATTCTTGAAATCCCCCAGCTTACTGGCATAGATCTCATTGACGGCCTTTCCGTCCACCACACCGTACTTGCACCCCCACAGCCGGTTGCCGCTCTCGATAACGAAGTCCATCTCCGGCACGCTGCGCCGCACCGTCAACGTCTCCGTCTGGGTCGCCTGACTGGCGATCATCCCCGGCACCACCAGAGCGCCGTCCTCCGCCGCCTCCAGCACATGGCTGCCGTTGATGCTCTCCTCACGGCACCCCTCGATGACCACGCCGTCCCCGGCGGTGAAGCCCACGCCGATGCCGCCTGCCGCTATTTTTACATAGGTATCCTCCCGGATGCTCCAGCCACTCTCACCGTACTGCCGCAGCACCGGCAGTTCTCCGGCGGTGTCTAGCCACAGGCACCCTCCCGCCGGGTCCGCCGGCGGCTCCTCCGAGACCAGATAGTCCCCCAGCGCCGCCCCCTTGGCCCCGCAGAGAGACAGCGTCACCTGTCCCTGCGTCTGCACCCGATTCTCCAAACTGCCGTACCGGCTGAGGTCGCCGGTGTTGATGTACTTCTTGTCCGGCCACACGATAAGCCAGCTGCCCATGCCAATGAGCTGCTTGCTTCCCTCCGTCAGCACCAACTCTGTGGCCACGCCGCCGATATACAGGGTGTGCCCGTCCACCCAGATCAAAGCATCCTTGGCGGCTATGCCGCCGGGGGACTCCACCCGCCCTGCAAGACCACGCCGGGGCCGCACCGTCAGGGTGGGATAGCCGTCGGAGGTGAGGTTCTCCATCTCCCGGAAGGAGCCCAGCTCCCCTCTGGCCCGCCGATCCAGCCCTAAAAAGCTGCTGACCGTCACCGTGCTCTGCACCGGCACGCTCATTTTCTGAAAAAACATCCCATCCCCCTCACATCAGCCGCAGCGCCTTCACCCCCTGCCGGGGCATATGACTGCGGCACCAGAAGTCCCGGTATGTCAGCAGGGCGTTGTTCCAAGCGGCACAGGCATTGTTGTACCGCTCCATCTCCCCGTTGGCGTAGTGGATCTGTGCCTCCACATAGTGGCGGTACAGCTCGTCATAGGGCGGCTGCACCAGCAGCACCGTGTCCTCCCCGGCGTCCTCCGGCGGCACCTCTGTCTCCTCTCCGCCTGCGTGGGGCTGATGCACCTCCCGCACTACGAAGCCCTCCGCCTGCAGAAGCCACCGCCGCTTCTCCGCCGTGGTGTACTGGTTGGGGAGCATGGCGTCCACCTGCTCCAGCACCTGCTTGACCGTCGCCATTCTCTCTCCCCCTTCCGTTCAGTTGGCCATGCGGTCTACATAGCTGCGGGCATCGTCCTCCATCATCCGGGCGTTCTCCAGCACCTGCGCCACAAACTCCGGCACCTGTACCTCCACGCCCTTCATGATCTTGAAGTTCCGCCCATTCACCGATACCAGCACGAAATTCTCCTCGTTCTTCCGTCCTCTGGGGATGAGCACCGTTTTCATTTTCTCCTGCATCTGCCTGCTCCTTTCCGTCCGCCGGGTGCGGGCGATACCGCCCGCACCCTCTGTTTTCCGCTTCTCTTTAGTTGGCCTTGTCCTGCCCGGAGTAGGAGGAGCCGCACTCCACCCGCACGATGTACTCGTCGTACAGGATCGCAGCGGCGTGAACGCCCTTCCAGCCCACGCTGGAGCGCTGATCCAGCGGATCGGCAGTGCCGGAGGAGCCACGGGGCTTCACGATGACCTCCGTGCCATCGTTGAGATCCACCACGCCGTAGGCGCCCTTTCCTACGAACAGGCAGCCGTATACGGCACAGCCCTCGGCGCCGCCCTCGCCGGGATAGATGACGGCGTTGTCGGCGGCGGTCACGGCGCTGTCCAGCGTCATGCTGCTGCCGGTGTTGCTGACCACACGGCGGCGCTCACCGCCCAGCAGCACATACCGGCCCGCCAGAGCGCCCGCCGCCACGGTGCCGCCGTCAAAGGCCACCACGGCGTTATTCTCCACCTTGCCGTTGACCAGCAAGGTGCGGCCGTTCTGTGCCAGATCCTCGCCCCGGAAGATTTTTGCCTCCGTGGTCTCCACAAAACGCACTCCGTGCAGCTCACCGATCTCGCCGGAGAACAGCTCCGTGGCAGCGGCATACTGATGTGCGGCGATCCACGCCTCGTCCTGCCGCAGATCGAAGGCCACACTGGGGTGCAGAATGCACACATACTTGCCGTCGAAGGTAGGTGCGTTCATCTTCTTCAGCTGGGTAGCGGCCTTGGCCACCATCTCGCTGGTCAGGCGGCACGCCGCCGTCAGAGCGCCACGGGCAGTGACCTCCGTCTTGCTGCCGTCTGCGCCGATGGCCGGAGCATACAGCACCTGCTTACCCTGCTGGATCTCATTGCGGGTCACGGTATCCAGCGTCAGCCCCATGTTGGCGCCGTGCCGATCGGTGATCTCCAGCACCACATCGTCGATGGCTGTCAGATCCAGCATATCCGACACCGTGGTGTAGTCACCGTACTGAGCCAGCTCCTTGGTGATGTAGCTGACGGAGATGCCGCTGCCGTCCGGGGTCACGCCCTCCGTCAGCGGGGTCAGCGCCTTGTCGAAGGAGCCGAACTTGCGCCATTCCACCGTCTTGCCGCCGCCGGTAGGCAGGGGCTTGGTGGCGGCGAACTGGTTGTGTACCAGCTGGGGCTTGGCGTTATCCAACAGCTCCATGCCGTAATAGGTTTTCATCTCGGCGGACAGTCCGCCGGTGGTCTGGGTGTTCTCCTGTGCAAACACCTGCAGATCGAACAGTTTCTCCATATTCCTCTTTCCTTTCTCCGCTTCGTTGTGTTCTTCCTGCGGCTCCATCCGTGGCCGCTCCCATCAGAAGGAGATTTTCTCCCCCTCCATGACCCGTCTGCGGATATCCGCCAGTTCACGGGAGGTCAGTCCTCTGGGATCGCTGCCCGTCACGCCTACACACCGCCCGCCGTTCTCTGCCGGACGTCTGCCCACGCTGGCGATAGAACGTGCCGCCTGCCGTGCCGTCCGCTTGGCGGAGTAGGCCATGGCCCGCCGCAGGATGTCCTCCCGATGCACCACCTCATAGGCCGCCATAGGCTCCACTCCGGCGCACACCAGCCGTCCGAAGGCCGGGTTCTCCATCTCCCGCTGCCACCGGAACTCCGGATAGACCTGCCGCACCTGCTCCTCCTGTGCCGCCATGGCCTCTATCGCCTGACGGGCCTGCTCCTGCCGCTGCTCCCGTTCCTGCCGGAGCCGTGCATTCTCCTGCCGCAGGCCCCGCAGCCGTCCATCCAGGATCTTCTGTACTCTGGCGTCGAAGTCCGCCTTGTACCTGCCCCGGATCAGCGCCGCAAAATTCTCCTGCTCCCCGGCGTCGGGAGCCGTATCGCCCGTCCGGGCCGCCTCATCGGCCACCCCCTCCTCTGCAAACCACTGCATCCACTGTACCCCTCTCATAGAGATACCTCCTTTCCGTGGTAGGTCACGACCCTATCTGCAATTCCCCTCCACCTCTACGCATTGGGGATACTGCGCCGCCAGCTGCGCCAGTCCGCACCGCACCAGCTCCAGCTCTGCCCGGCACGGCCCCTTGGCCGCCGCCGTCACATACCCCGGCCGGATCACCACCTCCCGCAGATTCTCCTCCTGCCGCAGGCTGCCGATCAGGGCAAATACCAGCGCCGATGCCGCCGCACACACGATGTCCTGCCCCTTGGGAGCATACCCGGCGTGACCCATCACCGTCACCCGGTCCCGTCCGAATACCGCCCGGATCATCGGGGCCTCACCGCCTCATGGGTCTGCTGACGCATCCGCTCCATGGCCGACTGCTTCACCGCCGTCCCGCCGCCGGAGGCCGCTCCCTCCGCCGGGGGCGCCATGGCAGCCTGCTGCTTACCCTGCAAAATAGCCGCCGTCAGCTGGTCCTTGTTCTTGAAGTCCATCAGCTCCAGACACCGCAGCGCCTGATCCGCCATATCCTCCCGGAAAAAGCCCATCTGAAACAGCTGCAGGGCCAGCTGGTTATACTCCATGGTCTTGTAGGGATTCTCATCCTGCGCCGACACCTCCAGATCGAACTCCGGCACCCGGTAGCAGACCCCCGTCCCATCGTCCATCACCTGCTCCCGCAGGCCCTGCCCGTCGTAGCTGACGAATTCCTCCCGGCCCATGGCCCCCAGCAGCCGGAACTGCCGGGGAAGCTGATAAAATTGCCGGATCAGCTCGATGACCAGCGTCACCACATCGGAAAACGCCTCATACCCGTCGTCGATCATGTTCCGGGACAGCTTGCCCCCCGCCTCCTGCAAGGCGGCGATGGCCGTGGCCGCCGTCACACCGGAGGCCGTTCCGCCGTTGGCCACGTCCCGGTTCCCCGCCGTCTCCTTCATCTCGGCGATCTTGCTCTGCATGATGGCCACATACACGCTGTCCAGCCCCGCCGTGTGAATAGGCGCAATGGAGTCCGCCCCCAGATTGCCGTTGGTGTGTACGAAGGGCCGGGTCCAATCGGCGTACTCGTTTTCGTTCACCGCCCCGTCCGACCGAATGAAAAACCGTGGCGTGGCCGCCGCCAGCGTATTCTTGAGAATGGCCTGATTCATCAGGTCGATCTGCTTCTGCGGGGATTTGCACAGATCCACATACCCGTACCCGCAGGGCGTCCCCTCCTCCGGGAACAGCACGTCGAACACAAAGGGATACTTCCCATGGTCATACCACCCCCGCTCCCGCAGCTCCGGGTCGTTCTCCGTGGCATACAGCACCGTCTCCCCCACGAACTTGCAGTACTGCAGCACCCTGCGCCCCTTCTCACGGGTGTGGTAGTACCAGTCCACCACCAGTGCCTTGTCGGAGGTATCCACCTGATCGTCATACAGGAACCGGCTCACGGTAAACCCTCCGCCGCCCAGCTTCCCCTTCAGCTGGGGATACTGCTCCTCCAGCACCTCATGGCTCACCAGCTCCGTGGAGAAGAAGTTGGCCGAATCCTGAATGTCCGTCACCCCCGGCTCCCAAAACAGGTTCAGCAGATCCATCCGCCGGATGGACACGTCCCCCAGACCGTTGAGCTTGCCCGCATCCCAGAACACGCCGTACACGGCGCACCCGCTTTTCAGCTTGTACCACCATGCGCTGGAATAGGTTCGCTTGAACTGGTTCTTCTTCAGGATGGCCGGCAGGATACGGGTCAGCTTGGCCGCCTCCGCCCGGTCCCCCGGTTCTCTGGGCAGCACCGTAGGCTCCGGGTAGCAGTCCATGGCGTCTGCGTGCTTGGAGAGGATGCAGTTCACCAGCCACCCGCTGGTGGGCTGCGGGTCGCCGGGATTTCCCCCCTCCCCCTTCTTCTCCATCTGCGGCCAGTGCCGCAGCTTCCAGAACTGCTCATTGTCGATGATACGCCGCTCCAGATTCACCTTCCCCTGCCGGTACTTCTTCAGAAGCTCCGCCGCCCGGCGCACCTCCTGCTCTCCGATGCGGGGCTTCTCCCCCGCCGTCTGCTGCGTTTTTCTCATGTCATTTCTCCCCTTCCGTTTGTCCAAAACAGCTTTCCTGTCCTCACTTCTCCGCCCACCGCCGCCGGAAGTTTCCCCTCCTGTTGCACGCCCCTGTGCAACACCGGAAATTTTTCCCGGTATTACCGCCTCGCCAGCATATTCAGTGGATCGTCCTGCACCGGCAGTGCCGTCTCCACCCGCCGGGGCGGGATAGGCCGGGCCATGCACAGATACCGGCTCTCATCGGCCACATGATCCTCCATCCGGGTGTCCAGATCCTCCGGCTCCGTCTCGGAGAACAGCAGCCCCGGCACGGTCCTGCGAAAAGCCCGGCACCCGGTGAACACATACAGCTGCGGATACCCCTCCTCGTCGAAGGCCATCCGATAGTGCATCTGCATCCATCCCGGTATCCGCCGATTGTCCCCCTTCATAAAGAAGATGCGGTGCTTCAGCGCCGTCTCATAGATGCTCTCTCCCCGGCTGCTGTCCCAAATGGCCGGGTCCGCCACCCCTAAAATATCCCGTCCCTTCAGCCACGGGTGGGTGTCCTCGATACGCCGGATCTCTGCAAACTGCTTCTCCGGCGTCCACTTTACCCCCTCATCCGGCTCCCCGGTGCAGCCATACAGTTCCAGGATCCGATACACGCACCCGTCGTGATCCACCGCCCACCAGCCGCAGGAAAAGGGCTTGGCATAGCCGAAGTCGTAGCTGCGCCAGATGCTCCACTCTCTGGGGATGTCGAAGGGCTCGATGACGTGGGTGAACCGCCTGTCCCGATAGTGGGCCGGGTCGTCCACAAACTCCTGAAAGAACTGCCCCTGAAACACGTCCCACTTGCCCTCCAGCCACGCCTGCCGCAGCCGCAGGGGCAGGGCCTCCAGCTGCCGCAGATAGTCCGGCTGCGCCCGCAGCAGCGCCTGATTGTCCGTGACCTTGGCGGGGATGAAGGCGTATTCCTCCGCCCGCTCTCCCGCCCGGTATCGCCGGTCGATGAACAGCCGCTTGATGTACCCATGCCCCGGCCCGCCGGGGTTGCAGGTATAGTACATCCTCTTGGGGAACTCATTCACCCCTCGCAGACACGCCGCAAACTGCCGCAGCCACTCCTCCTTCAGCTGGGTGGCCTCATCGATACAGATCACGTCGAACTCTGCCCCCTGATACCGATCCATATCCCCGTCACAGGCGCAGTACCCCAGCTCCAGCACGCTGCCGCCGGGGAACACCAGCTGCCGGGAGACCGCCTTGTATTCCGCCACCCCCGCCAACTGCCTGCGTAAAAACCGCAGGTGATTGCTCTCCAGCTCCGGCATGGTCCGCCGTACCAGCAAAATGCGGATGCCGGGGTACTTCAGGGCCATCAGCACTGCCTTGGTCCGCACTGCCCAGCTCTTCCCGCCACCTCTGGCCCCGCCGAAGGCCACATACTTCTTTTCACACTTCAAAAACTCCTCCTGCCGGGGGTTGGGCCGCTCCAGCTTCACCACCTGCACGCTCATCTGCTCCACTCCTCCGCTTCCTTCGCCAGCACCACCTTCACCGTCTCCGGCCCCTTGTCCGTCCGTTCCTCCAGCGTCACCAGCTCCCGCAGCAGCGCCGTCAGCTCCTTGAGTTCCTTGGCGTCCATATCCTCCATCTGCGCCACCATGCTCCCTGCACTGCGGCACAGGTTCCGGGCCGCCTGCTGCAAGCTGCCCCTCTGCTCCAGCCGCTCCCGCTGCCCTCGCTTATAGACACTCTCCACGGACACGCCGAACTCCTCCGCCAGCGCACGGGCCGTCTCCCCCTCTTTTCTCCGCCGCAGGATCTCCTCCCACGGCACATTTCTTTCCTTCCCCATCACACAGTCCCTTCTCTGAAAAACCCCGCAAAAAATTGCTCCGCATACCTCTCCAGACAATCCCGGCAGAAGATCTCCCCGTTCACCTGATAAAACCCCTCCTCCGGCCAGATCTCCCGTCCGCACAGCCCGCACTCCGCCACGGCCCGATCCCGATAAAACCGCTTCCGCAT